CTGTGGAACCACTACAAAGGAGTAGAAAAAGAAACTATTGAGCCTCACACGTTGGTTAAGTTTATGTACGGCCATTTAATAGAGGAAATGTTATTGTTCCTGACTAGGATGGCTGGACACAGTGTAACTGACGAACAGAAAGAATGTGAAGTTGAAGGTATTAAAGGACACATGGACTGTCGTATAGACGGAATAGTAACTGACGTTAAGTCCACCAGCACCTACGGCTTTAAAAAGTTTAGGGATGGGTCACTTGCCTTTGATGATCCTTTTGGGTACATAGACCAGATAAAAGCCTACGCTTATTCTGAAAATGAAACCAAGTTTGGTTGGCTGGCAATGGACAAACAAAATGGACATTTGACTTTTCTACAGTACGATTTAGAGGACACTCAGGCTCCTGTTTATGAAGTTCTTAAAGAAGACATAGCTGAGAGGATCAGGCACGTAAAAAAGCTAGTAACGGGGAAAGAGCGGCCTATACCCTGTTACGAGCCTATACCAGATGGAAAGAGTGGGAACCTAAAACTAGCCGTAGGATGCTCTTATTGTCAATTCAAAAGATCCTGTTACCCAGAATTAAGAACTTTTCTTTATTCTACTGGTCCAAGATTTTTAATAGAGGTAAAAAATGAACCGAAAGTATCTGAGATCAAAGAAAAAAGAACCGTTTAAATCAAAGTTTAGATCGGGGCTTGAGAAAACTTTTGCTGCTTTGTACCCTAAAAAAGAGTTTGTTTATGAACCGTTTGACATTCCTTACACGACACACAGGAAATACAAACCG